ATCACCAGCCGTGGCAGCACCATAATTACCAGCCGTAGCAGCACCTCTATCACCAGCCGTGGCAGCACCTCTATCACCAGCCGTGGCAGGTTTTCCCGGTTCCGCATTACACTCGTTAGTACACCGTTCCTTGACAAAAGATACAGCTGCTTTCACAAGCCCCCTTATATCAAGCTCAGCGCCTATTCTAATTTTTGAAGAACAAACCTTGTCACTTTCTGAACCGTCTATTTTACCGCTCTGTTCAACCTCACAAAACCTTGACCCGGCTGGCGCATAGTAACCAAAAACATCCAGAGGGTAAGGACATGCATGAAAACCTTTCTCACATGCCTTTATGTCGCCTGTTTCTTCATACTCCTTACCTACCTCATACTTAAACCCTCTACAAGATAAATCTTTGTCAAACGCTTTATAAGTCTTTAATTTCTGTTCCATGATATTGTTTATTTGTTGTTATTTTGATATTTTGATTATTTTTTATTCAAAGATCGGGCATTTTCTTCTGCCCAACAGATGTATTCCATGAAGCCTGTAGCATGGCTTTTCGGGAATCGAATCGTATTTACGATATATGGCACAACGGCGGCAGATGCGATGTATACTGTATTTCCCTTTTGCGCCGTAACATACCACAGGATAACCGTCAGCAGTTTTCATGATTTTCTAAACAAATGACTGAACGCATTATCCAAATCCAGGTCCAAATTCAGTTTGGACGGGAAAGATTTAATGTATTCGTACATCTTATAAGCGAGGTTGTCATCATCACCGCATCTGTCAATCAGTGTGAGTAACATAGCATTCACCATGTCAGAATCATTGCCGAAGTTTTCCTGAGTGGATTCACTGCAATGATTCACATCACTTTTCAATCTCTTTATCGCGGCTATGGCTGTGTTGAAGTTTCTTTTTGAATCGTGTCTGAGTTCAAAGCCTTCCTTCTTGTATTGCTGCTGCATTTCAAGAAGGTTGGTTTCTAAAACGTCCGTGAGGACAAATACGATGTTGGTTATCGTATTCAGTTTGTCTGTTCCTTGCATGATCGTGTATTTTTTATCAATTATTTTATTTGATACAACCTATTTTAAAGCCGTACAATGAATTTTCCTACATAAAAGCATCAACTACAGGCTTTCTTGTTGAAAATCTTGTCACGGGGCTGGAAATACCGTCTATCGTCTTCTTTCTTCGCTCTGTCAATCCATCTTTGGAATTTGGCGGCTACAAGAGGACAGTGGATGCGTAGGTTCCTGTCGCGTTCCGCTTCCCATTCACGTATCTTTGTCTGCATCTCGGTATTCATAAATTTCTCCTTTTTTCGTTATGATTCTTTCTTTTGAAAACTGTTACAAATTTGCCCGTATCTGTCACAGGCGCACACTCTATGCCCTTTGGCTCTGCAATACGCAGAATTGTCCCCGAAGTCTGAGGCATTCTTGCAGTTCCGGCATTTTACATATACGGGTTCCGGCTTGACTTTCTTTGCCATACTGTCAGTATTTTCATGGCTTCCTCGTCCCCGGATTCCGCCCGACGTTTCAACTCGTTGTACCAAGTCAGGGAAGAATAACCTTCGGGAGGAATGAATCTTCTGCCCTCTATCTCATCCTGCACCCTTTTCCGGTTTATCGCGTCCAGCTCATGATCCCTTTCGGGATTGAACTCCTTGAAGAAGGCATTGCCTATTCTTCTGGCATCAAAGGATGCGAATGAATTATCATACTTCCCGGCCTTGTAGCGTGCGAAAAACAGCATCAGTTCGGAAAGCTTGTAAGCCTTGACCTGTGAGGCAAATGACTGACAAAAGATTCTTATCCCATCGGCAACGCCCTTTTCTTTGCTGTTGGAAGCCCCGAATATGCCGGACACCTGTATGTCAATCCAATATTCGGAAGAGCCACAGCCGTAAAGCGCATCATACTGCATCAGCGATGGACAGTCTGCCATATAAGCTTTTTCCGGGTTCTGAAGGACATACCCCCACTGGACCGGTGAAAATACTCTTTCAACCTCAGAACGGTCTTTCCATCTGGTCAGCCAAGCCTTCTTCGAGGTCTCGCTTATGTTGTTGTAGCAAGCTAAGAGCGTAGGCGTTAGCTTCCTGCTTGCTTGTATAACAGCTCCTATTGTTCCCATTGTTTCGTTGTTTTTCAAGTTCAATTTTCAGCCATCGGGCAAAATGCGATTTTGCATCTTGGGGTGATTTAACAGTTTCTCCCTCGTTTTGGAGCTTCATAAAGAACTTCTCCAAATAATCATAAAAATCAGGAGGCGCGAAATCCTTATACCCACATAAACGAGTATTCATGCAGACAGCTTCCATCCATGAACTATTCGACTTCAATTCTTCATAGCACTCATCCAGCCCCCTTTCAAAAATCCCAGTCGGAATTTCTTCATACGCGCGCGGGGGAGAGAGATAATTATCTTTGTCTTTATCTTTGTCTAATGCGCGTACATTATATTGTAAGGGCTTAGGTTCTACTTTAGGTTCATGGTTAGGTATAAGGTTAGGTTCTACTTTAGGTTCAACTTTAGGTGTCAAATTTTGATAGCTAATCTGATACCTTGTTTTGTCCCGTTGTCCTTTTCCGCCTGATTTGAATGTGATAAGACCCGCCTGAACTAATCTGTTACGTGCTGATTTCATTGAGTTGACCGACACTCCCACGTCAGATGATACCTTTGTATCACTACGCGTCCAGCTATCCACCCAGCCTAAACGATTCGCTGTTTTTAGCAAGTAAAAATAAAGCCTCGTTTCACAGCAGGTAAATTCCCAGTCTTCGTCAAGAGACCAAAACTTATTTATCAGTTCTATATAAGTCATATATCTTTCAAATAATTATCCACCACTTTAATAAACTCGTCTAATGAACGAACAACAACGTACTTGTTACCATTCGCCTCACATTCCTTTTGCCAGTCTTTTTGTACTGGTCTTTGGTATTCTCCCGGCTTTTTCATTTCTATACACAAAGCTCCATAGAAACGGTTACTTTTAAGAAGTATCAAATCTGCAACTCCGGGAAGCATACCTTCATCTTTCATATAAGCACCGTTTCTTGCAGAACGTCTTGCCGCATTAGGAACAGCAAACAGCATATTTCTGAGATGGGGATATTTTAAACGGAAATATCTAACACAAGAACATTGTATTTTATGCTCTTCATTTTTGGGCTTACTACGGCTGCTTGCCACACAAGCCTTGGATTTCATCTCTTCGTATGTCATAGTTTTATTTCTTTATGTAGTATGGCATTGTTTCAACAATTTATTTATCTCTCTTATTTCTATCTTCTTCCGACGAATAGAGACGGTTAAATCATGAACTTTTTTATCGTTGCTTACTATAGCAAGTCTTTCTCTATAAACCTCTATTTTATCAAATATAGAATCTCTTAGATTTTGCAATTCTTCTTTTGACAGACCTATTATTTTATCTTTAAAAGTATCTGCGTATGTCTTCATAATTTTCCTAATTAAAAGCCCCGAAGCGTATTCTCCGGGGCACAACCATTATTTATTAACCCATGCCATTGATGTGTGGCTCACATTTATGTGTCAGCAGCAGGACTTGCACCTGCATGATAGGAGTTTTTCTTGGACTTTCACCAAGTAGTTTTGCTTTTTCACGTTGCGGTGACATTCAGCATTACCTGTTATTAGCTCAGTGGTTTGAATTTCTTTTTACAGCTAACCGTAACATATTGACTTGCCAACCTATCTATAAGAGCTTCACTTTAGTGTATCTCATTGTTCCACCATACTGACTGACCATTACTTAATCAAAATTGAAATTATCTTCACCGTCTGGATCTTCGTCCGGCATATCATTACCGAAGTCCATCGGGATGAACCAGTCTGAAATAAACTCTTCCATATTACTCCTCCGTATCTTCACTATAACACGGCATAAGCAATCCGACACTGCTTACACCCTCCATCATACTATCAAAAACAATAACTTTATTAGTACCCTTAAATGTAGCAACGCACTTGTCGCTTTCAAAAAGAGATTTATTCAACCGTTGTATAATCTTCATGTCAAACCTTACTTGTGGAAGTGGAGTAGTCTGCGTATTCAAGGCCTCCTGCAAGACTTTTTCCGCATCAGGGTATTTATCAAATGTGGAAAAGTAAAAAAATACTTTATCATTATCCTTGCTGCATTCTATGCCATCTTCGGCAATCATAATATTATCGTATTTCAACATATCTTTGTAGAAGTCAGCGTGAAGAAATTTTCCGTCAAGTGCGGTTATCTCATGATCCTCCAATCCCGATATTTCGGAAATTCTGTTTTTTGCCAAAATATGTCCGTCACTTGCGTATGCAAATCCGTTTCTGAAATAGATACAACACATTTCAGGTCTGGTAGGGCTATATCCAGAACAAGCAAGATGCATCTGAACTTTCTTGTTAAAGTTGTTTCCTTTTTTTGACATAAATCATTCCTCCTCTGTCTTATTACGTTCCTTAATCATCGCATCAGCTATCTGATAAGCTGATTTAGCCTGTCCTTCATAGTAGTAGTTTGTAACACTAGCTTCTTTGGACGGGAAAAACAATGTTACAACTCTATTCCATAAAGTTCTTCTGCGTTTTGCTGTCATCATCATACACTTCATCGCTTCAAGCGCAATATGATCGCGCGAAATATTAGATTCCATAATTTTATTGCTTTAATTGATTAATAACTTGTCTTTTGATTTTCTTGTACAGCTTCCCGACAAAACGTCCATGCTTCTCTGTCACGTCATCGGGCAAGTCGTTTTTATAAATATGAAGAAGTAACTGGATGAGAAGCACTTCTTGTTTTGTCAAAGTAAGTTTCATTTTTTAAAGATATTTACTCATTCTATCAACCTCTATTTGGGCTAATTGTAACAGGGCTTCTTCATTAGGGGCAGGAAGATATACAGGGAATACATCATTCATAACCGACCAGTTTCTCCATTTCTCAACAGATAAGGACATTTCTTTTGTATCGAGTTCGTATGTGTGCCTGACATATATTGTCTTTATACCAGCTATTTCTTTCTCTACAAAATAAATGTCCTTGTTTACTTCCTTGTATATGAACTCTGCTTCGTCCTTTGTATATCCAGTTTGTGTAGCCCAATATCCAATAAGAAGCCATAAGTATTTGTTCTGATTTAAAGATCTTTGCGGTTTCTTTTCCGTCAGTTCAAATACCTTCTGTTCCTTTATCAACTTATCCAGCTTCGCTCTTGCCTGCTGGACGTGGAGAGGATTGGAACCATCGTATTTCATCAGCTAAAATGGCAAATCTAGATCATCATCCGACACGCTTGGCGCATTATTTATATCCTCTGGGCTAGGTGATGTATTCTGAGGTACAAACTCTTTGAGGTCCCCAAAAATATATTGCCTTCCTTCTACCCGTTCTTCCTTTTTAGGAGAACAAGTGATGAAATGCGTATGTCCGAACTGGGATTTCTCTTTGCGCTCGATAACAGCCACATTCACATAGATTCTTTCAACTCCGTCTTTACACTTAATTTTCTTCATCTGCTCACGAGGTATATCAGAGAGACAGATAGAACCACTTAAAATTGCCATAATTAATTTTCTATTTTTTCTTTTAATAAATACCTGGTTAAATCTCTGTATTCTGCCCACTCTAAAAAAGAGTGTAGCAGATTCATATTATCTTGCTCCATACCATCATAACGATAACATGTGATAGAAGGCTCATATCGTTTCAGTGGAAGTCCTCTGACATCATATCCATGCTTATCTTTGTCGTATCCTTCAAAGATGAACAAGTCAAAGTGAAACACGTCTAAATTGAATAGCTGGAGATAAAATCGCCATTGGCAAGAATTGATGTAATCGGCATCGGCAGGATAAGAATATTTAGTCTTAATGTCCCTGATCTCCACACCATTCACCATATCGGCACATCCTGTTATAATAGCATCTCCAAAATCCTTATACAGTCTTATCTCATGAAAAGCATTCGGGTATTCGTTACGATAGGAAAGCGCGGTTTTGCATTGTGCAATATCCATAATCACTTTATCACCTTCAATGTCAAAGGATCTACCACAAGGAACAGGTTCTTTTTGTTCTTTATTATAATGGAGGAAGGTACGTTCTCCTGCATCTACTTTATCACATTTCGGTGTACCTTCTTCCACTATTTTATGAAATGCCTGTCCAATTTTTGTATACACATTACCCGTGAACTTGCCTGTTATACTGTCAATAACGGATTGCTCCGTTATCTCATAGTTGGCATAATCGCTTTGCTCTATGTACTTTCGGAATGCTTCTAAAATTGTTACGCGAATTAGCGGTATCATACTTTCACGAATAACTTTTTATCTTGATCGAAAGTGAATCCTTTTGCTGCAAGACTCTTCTGCATCTCAGAAAAGAAGGGTACTCGCATAATTTTAGGTAATAGCTTTGTAGCCTCCATCAAGGCAAGAATATCTTCATCGGTCATTGCGGCGGCAAGCTGTTCACGTATTGCCGCAAGCTGTTCGTTAGCTTTTGCTTGCGCTTCTCCTTTTCCTTGAATCGATATCTTCACTTTCGATATAATGTCAGACATACATGTATCAAACTCGGTTGTTCCATAATCAGGTATTACCACAGTTCCAAGTCCTGCTACATTTTTGCCTACAAAATTATCCAACGGTGCAAATGAAATAGAACGTTTCCCATTTTGTATGAATACATATCCAACTTGGTCAGCTATCCTAACAAGCAGGTCTTTTGATTGCCCTGTACAATCCGGAGAGTGCTTTATCACATCACCGTCTGCCGTTTCCTTGTCATGGCATATAAAAACAATGTCAGAACCATTTGAGCGAAGAAAGTTGACGAACTCTTTAAAGTCCTCGCCCATCTGCCCGAACCGTTTTAAAGTATTTGTTTTCAATTTATAATTATTGTCAATAGCATATTGACTCAGATAATCGTCTATCATTGATTTGGCTGTATCGACAACTATTGTTTTGTAATCTTTCATAGATTCACGTTCTGAATCAATATCTTTCCAACATTTAGCCATTATGGTATCACAACGTTGTACTGCGCGGTCTGCCCCCCTGTCGCAATCTATCAATAAAGGATTATCCGCTGTTGTAGCTACTGAGGTTTTCCCACTTCCGGGTACTCCATATAATACAATAATTACAGGACGCTCCGGCAAAACATCATTTTTCTTAACTATAGGCATAATATTTAAATTTTAAAATGTTCGCTTTTACCAACACAAAAAAGGCAGGTCCGCAGTCCTTACAAAGTTCCGCTTCCTGCCATGATATCTTTCCACTTCTTCAAGCTCGTTTTCAAGAGAATCGATTTCTTCATTAAGCAAGGATATATATTTACCTTTACAGTCAGCGTTGAAGATGAGCCTTACCGATTCCTCACTCATTGACTGGACTATATCAAGCTCTGAATATAGTTTATCCAGTTCATCGCTTATCTGTCTTATAGTTCTCATAGTTATAATTTCTATACCTTTTCAAGAAATTGGACCGGCAACGAGCATACACCCTTCATATTAGGATATTTGACATCAGCATACCCGTTAGCGATATAAACAATCGTACCTGTCAGCGTATCACCTATTTCACGTACTTTATCACCTTTCTTCATAACCATTTTATTTTAAGTTCAACTTTAACCGGAGGATTCTCCATCTTGGAAAATCCGTCAAGAATTTGCTCTTTAAGAAGTTTGGGAGGTCTGTCAGTAATCTTACTATCCAAGACAGACAGTTCCTCACGTTCTCCGTCATAAAACACAAGCGTTACGCCTTGAACTATATATGGGTTCATGGCAGTTCGGTATAAGTAAGATTTACACCAATGCAGTCATGTGTCGCACGGATACTGTTACGGTATTTCTCCAAATCATCCACCATAACAGGCATGAACAATTTTACTGTATCCCTGCCACCACTGGCATACACAAGCTGGTAACTTGTTATTTGATATTTCTTTTCCATGATATTTATATTATTGTGGCAATGGTTTCCAAAAATCAATGTCCCATGCCCGGTTAGTATTTCCACATATCCAAATGTTTTTCCGATGCTCACTATCGAATACCAACATCCCGGTATTCACAAATTTCCCGGAACTCTTCACAAGCACTCTTGTGTCCAATGGTGGAGGATCTTTTTCTGCATTCCTCCATTTCATGGATTCCAAAACAAATTGAGCACCTTTCTCAAAATCCACCGATGCTGTTCTTTTGTGCGTAATCCCATGTATACCATTTGCATACTCTCTGGCTTTCTCCTTTATTATATTTATATCTATAATTTAACTTGTTTCTAATTAAAAAGCTCCTGTTATCTTCACAGACTACAGGAGCAAAACCTAAACGACTTTATTATGATAACCTACAGCCACCGTCAGCGGAATCGGACCGCCGTACTATCCGTTAAATAAAAGTAGAAATTAGAACAGATAATTATTTATGCTTATTTCCTTAGACAGTACCAGCCATGGACGGTGAAATTCCGCACCTATATTCACATACAGGCACGGACAAATTATGCAATTAACATTATAAACACAAAAAACTAGATGAAAAAATCATTCATAAAATTTGTTCAAGGAAACCCACAAATCTTTAGTTTGTGGGAGGAATTGAACCACTATTCCTTCTTTCTGTTAATATACTTTTTCTTTTGTCTATCAATCGCAAATGCTTGCAACTAATAGAACCTTTGTTCACTTTAGTTCCATCAAGTTTCCTAATATCAAAGAATCCACTATCCCTTCTTCCAAATATGTAATACAAATCCTTTTGGTATTCAACTAAGTCAAACAACCTAAAACCTTTTACCAAGAATGGCGCTTGATTGAGTTTCTTTCTGCCACCCTTTAAGAAATTAACCTTGTGTATCTGCCTATTTTGGCATCTTACTTTCTTCTGATAGAAATAATAACCTAAAGGTTTAGCCACAGGATTACCACTTATACACCTTGCATCAACATAATGCTCTTTAGGAAGATTGTTAGTGATACGGGTATTTTTCGTGATATAACCAAAAGTCATACTTACATTAGGATAGATATGCTTTAGTCTATCATATAAATTCCATCGCATAATTCCCATAAAGGCGGCATCTCTAAAAGACTTTCCACGTTTTACATTTAACTCAAACTCACCTCTATGATATGCCTTGTGGCAAGTTTCACAAAGGGTAATCAAGTTATTTGGGCTATCCCCTCCCGTCTTTCTGCTCTCTATGTGATGCACATTCAAGACCTTGTCTTTACTTTTACCTTTGCAATGTTGGCAAGTATGACCATCACGGAACAAAATATACTCACGCACATTGAAGAAATCAAGTTGTTCTCCTTGTTGGTATTCCTCGTTTGATATACTTGGATTCTTAATCTTCTGTATATCAAAGGAAGCCGTTTCAACTACGATATTAGTTATCGGTAGGAACTTATGTATCTTCTCTACAACAGTCAAATGAGTTTGGATTTTGTTTTCAACAGATGGTGCTAGCCAACCTTTGCGTTTAGATGAAATCCTATTATTGAAACGAGCCTTGCGATAACGTAATCTGCTCCTACGAGTTCTTCTTTGTTCCCTACGAGTAGATAACTTATCCACAATATCGTTTCTCAATTCCACATCTGCTGCATACAATTCCTTCTCACTTGTTGTTGCCGATATGCCGATATGCTTGCTACCAGCATCTACACCCAAACTTATGGGCTGCGTATAATCTGTTGTGTCATAATCCAATTGAATTGTGAACGGAATACGGCACACAACATGGGCTAGACCATTCTTTAATAGCCTTCTCACCTTACCAAACCTTTCGGTTGGCATAAGTGCTTGTCCTTGTTTGTTAATTACGTAAACCATTTTACTATAAGTCGGATTTCTCCGTTAAATGCTCATCGTCAATGTTATGGAGAGGTTTTAACCTTAGAGCAAGGGGCTTGAACAAACACCCCTTGGTAACTATATATTCTCTCCAAACGTAGCACCCAAAGTGCTTAGACTAATCAACACCCACAGGTCTTTAGCCTAGTGGGTAGTTAATATTCCTTTAACTCCTTATATGTCATTGCCACCAATCTCACACACACTAACGAGATGATGGAAAATATAATCACCGATACGGATTTTATAGGACTTTCCGTAACTATCGCACCATAAATCATTCCTAAGGAACATAGGGTGGCAAATATAGACAGGATAAAATTAGCTGTTTTCATAATACAAATTTTTATATTGTTCCCCTCAACGGCTTAAACCGGTTGTTACCACGAATCTTACGGGAGGGGATATATTAGACCTTTCGGCGGTACTTGTGCCCAACCAAGTTTACTTAATGCACTAAGGACAAATCGGTGCACCGAAAGTATGTTCAATCAATTATTATTATAGACCCTCAATACGTCACGGCATCCCTGCTGGTATTGACTCCTATAATCAATCCGTTTGTCTGCATCATACGGCTTATGAGTTACACCATATGAGCATTTACAATGATGTGAAAGAACTTTAAGCAGCTCCCCTCAACGGCTTAAACCGGTTGTTACCACGAATCTTACGGGAGGGAAGAAATTTATTTATCTGTTGAGATACAAGCCAGCTGTTTCTTTAGATGACTTATACGATCACATTCGATATCACATATTTGGCTACCTTGTTTTTGGTTGTGGGGATAATGCTTGCATTTCCCATTTTGATAACAAGGACATAACTGTCGGTACACTTTCACAGCTCGTTCCTCTATTTCCTTGGATGCGATATTAACAGCCTCCAATGCGTCAGCTTTAAAAATCAACGGCTCTATCGGATTGCCAAGCTGGTAGCATTTATTATTTATAAAATCGGTTGCTTTGCTCATTTTATTAATTCTTCTTTGAATAATAGTTGTTGAATAGCTTCCTTGCCATCACCGGATCAGTCAAGATTCTACGACCATCCTGATATACCGCTTTTTTCAATATTCCATCCTTTAACTTTGCTGCAGTATTTTTAGAGCAACCGAACAACTGGCATATACCCTTAAGCCCGTACACGTAATCCTGTTCCTTGTCCTTGACATCACATCCCGACATCGTATCACGGATTATATTACTTAACACGCTCTTAAGTTCGCCTATTGTGAGGTCTATCAATCTGGTTTCATCTTTTATGGGTATCATGACAGTTTGTTTTAAATTGTTATACTCTTATTTTTATAATGGATTCTGCGCCAGCATAATTCTTTATCGCCTCTTCCCTTATTCTTACTGCGAGTTCAGTGTTAATAATGTACTTTAATGCTTTGCGTACTGTTTCACCGCTAACCCCGAAATGAGATGCGATGCGTTTTTGTGCACCTTGCGGAACGATTACCCGTGGGATTTCTTTGGCTCTTTCTTTTTTATTCATATATTTGTATATTAATTATTGTCGTTGCGAAACGAAACTAAATTAATTCGTTTTTCACACTGCAAATATAAGAGCTTTTGAGCTTAAAACAATATTTTAAAAGAAAAAACTTAGCTCAATAGCTCTATTTATTATAATTCTAAATAACGAAATATGGAAGAAGGTGTTTTACAAAGGGTTATTAGCATTTGCAGACAAAAATCTGTTTCAGAGAGTCAGTTTGCAAAAATGATTGGTTCAAACCAAAAAACAATAAATCAACAATTGCGAGGAGAACGTTCTATTAGTCTTGATACAATATCAAAAATACTAAGCTCATTTGAAGATATTTCATCGGAATGGCTACTCCGTGGTGAAGGAGATATGCTTAAGCCTCAACCCACATCACCCTACTTAGAATCAAAAATGGATAAAACATCCGCACCACATCAAATTGAAACAAAAAATATTAACATAGATTTACAGGGAGAACAAATAGATAGCAAAAAGACTATTGAAGTCCTTATCAAAGTAATAGAAACATACCAAACACGTATGGATGATTTGCTAAATGTTGTCGAAGTGCTTAAAAATGAAAACGCCGATCTGAAAGAACAGTTACAAAAACAAAAAGCAAGCTAAACAAATGAACATATTATCATGTTTTTTAAGGACATTAAAACCTTAATTATGAACAATGATATAATATGCAAACTAGAGAAAGTTGTCCATAAGATGAATGAACAACATGATAGGCTGGAAAAGCTTGTTTTCGGAATTAAGCTAGATCTTATAGTATGCAATAAGATAGAGACGGAACAAAATGATACTTGTAACGTAATTAATCTGAATAAAAAAACATATAACAACATAACACTATGATTATCAAAAGAAACTGCCTTTTCCTTTTAGATAAAGAAAAAGACAAAACAGACGCTAAACTCAGGTACAGAATTAAATGGGAAGGTAACACCGTAGCATTCAATGTAGGATACCGGGTAGAAGTATCAAAATGGATATCCGAAGCACAAAGATGCAAATCAAACACCTACCATGGAAAGAAGAAAGTATCAGCAGCAATAATTAACAGGCAGATATCGCATTATGAGGAACTGGCCGATGAGGTCTTTTACACATTTGAGCAAAATGGAACTTCCCCTACCGCGGAGGAATTCAGAAATGCGTTTAATTTAAAGTTGGGTAAAATAGAAGAAAAAGGGAAAAGCCTATATGAGTATTATGACGAATTTATCATCAAAGAAAGAAAGGAGAAGAGTTGGACCGATTCTACCTACAGAAAACATCGCACTGTAAAAAAACATATTCAGAACTTCGCCCCGAATCTTGAATTTTCAGACCTTACAGAAGATGGACTAAACAAACTGACTGATTATATGCTTAGCATAACCGATGACACAGGAAATCCGTCACTAAAGAATACAACAATAAAGAAAGATATTAATATATTTAAATGGTTTCTCCGTTGGGCTACCAAAATGGGATACAACAAAGAGCTTGCCTATGAGACATACAAACCCAAACTAAAGACCATTCCCCGAAAGGTAATATATCTCACTTGGGACGAGCTTATGGCAATAAGGGACACATCTATACCCGAAGAAATGGGATACTTGGCAAAGATAAAAGACATGCTCTTATTCTGCTGCTTCACATCATTACGTTTCTCTGACATGCAGAATTTAAAATGGTCTTATGTATTTGATAATCACATCGAAGTAACAACCATAAAAACAAATGATCCTTTGCGTATAGAATTAAATAAATATTCAAAAGAGGTTCTGACAAGATACATAAGAACAAAAGGATACGTGTTCCCGAGAATATCAAACCAGAAGATGAATGACTATTTAAAAACTCTAGGGAAACTATGTAATATTGACGCTCCTACCACCATTACATACTATAAAGGCAATGAAAGGATCGAAGAAATATTACCGAAATATGAACTTCTATCCAGTCATATAGGAAGACGCACATTTATATGCAATGCGCTTATGCTTGGCATCGCACCTAATATTGTAATGAAATGGACTGGGCATTCAGACTACGCTGCAATGAAGCCATATATTGAAATTGCTGACAAAGCAAAAGAAACAGCAATGAGTTTGTTTAATAAGATATAAATCCCTGTTTTAGTCCCTTATTTTTATAAATAGCTTAAAATCAGAATATAATGTGGAGCATGCGAGACTCGAACTCGCCACCTTTAGACTGCCAGTCTAACGCTCTAGCCAGATGAGCTAATACCCCGCGAAATAATAACGATGCAAAGATACATAGAAAATCAATACTACAAAGCTTTTGAGAAAGTTTTTTTCATGTGAACAAAAAATTTTATTTATCACTTTTGCATCAAAGAGTTACTGTTGCGTAAAATTGTTAACCAATAGTTGACCAAGTTTAATAGCACATAATAAGCAAATAGCCCCGACTTATCACAAGTCAGGGCTACCTAAATTTATAAATTTAAAGTTTTTATGAAAAATCATTGTTGTATCAATGCCTGTACACCATCGGCACAACAATAATCACAATAGTTATATAAACACACGTTCTAACTTAATTGTTCAAACAACATAAATTCTTTTTCCTTTTATGTTTTCCATATTACACAAAGGACAAAGGGAAAAACATTCAATGGATCTGCTACTCAAGCACCGGAAACAGAGAAGAACCAAAGGAATCTAACAAGACTTCAATGGCAAATATATTATAGACAAAAAATCACTATAAATTTATGTAACTAACCTCTGTTTATACAGAAGACTTCATTGGTGAGTTTACGATGTATTCAGCTAATGAATAACAACTATATGTCAAAAATGTACAGAATGGAAAGAAAAATTATACTGAAGCATCTTATAAAAAAGAATCATCGCTCAATCGGATGAAACCTGACATTATCCATATCAGCCCGGCAAAAAGCATGAAGGGAGAAATATACCGGAAATTCCTAGAAGAGAAAGAAATATTTATGTCCGCCAATAACGAACTCACCATAAATATAATCAAGGGTTGTATTTGACAACTCTGTGATTGACTAGGCAAAAAGAGGTGTAAAAGTTGTCTTAAACCTCCTCTATCGGCTTGGACCAAACTTCCTCTTTCGTTTCTTTACACATTACGGAAATAGTTCCTCCAACAAAATCCTTCACGTATCCTTTGCGTTCAGCCAACATATCTTCAGCCATTCTAATAGCCTTAGCCTTATCCTTCAATGAAAATCCTTTATTAGCAAAATCAGTACCTTCTTTAAAATATATATCATAAGTTTCCAT